GTTGTTGGTTAGGTTCCGAAGGCTTATTGTCGAACTTGATATCCTCGAAGTTGTCAAATTCTTTTCTTGATGATTGTTGGGGTTGATGTTCATTTTCAATAAATCCTACCTCCTTTTCAGGTTGGGGGCTTTTATTTAAATGATCATTAACCTTATCAAGAGATCCTACCTCCCTTTCGGGTTGGGGGCTTCTCTCTAAACTTTCATCCTTAATAGGATTTTGACTAGTATCTTCTTTCGGTACTTCCGTCTTAACTTGTTCCTTAGAATCTGGTTTCTTTGGAGAAGCCTTAACTTTAGCAACGTACCCTTTCCATAAAACTGCGGAAAGACGCACTCAATAAGAATAAATACGATTGAAATCGTCAAATACTCTTTCAAGTGATCTTTTCACAGGTCAAGGATTATCCAATAATCTCTCTTCTATGTCAGACGAAGAGATAAAGATAAAATTACATCCAACCTCAATGAAACGTCTATACTCATTCAAATTATTAATCTCCGATAGATCTTTGTACCATTGTGCAAAGTCATAGGAAATTTTAAGAAGAACTTGTTCTAGATCGTACATTGGAGTTGTTTTAACTTTATCATACGTCAATGGATTGAAACTTCTATGAGATTGATATAAATCATCTCACTTATCCTCAAAATAATATTCTACACTCTTATCAAGAGGTGTAGTTATAATATTTTCCATCGGAACAGGTGTAGGGATTAGACTATAAAAGTCATGTTCCTCTACAACTCTATTTCGAGTAATCGGGATGTAAGCCGAAGATTGAGAATTCAATTCATCTTGAGATTTCTTCCATTTAAACCACGTGTTATAGTAGAGATCAATCTTTTCTTTGATTATCTCGTCTACAACCTTGGCTATTGACATGAGAGACTTTGGATTCCTAATTTCCCGGTAGGAACCGGATGCTGTATTAAGACCTATTCATTGAAGAAAGGTCTCTTTACCTCATCCGCTACCTGGTAATAACATTCAAACGAAAAGCACTCTAGGTCTCGTACTGATATTTCAGATAAGAGACGTTAATATAGAATGCTTTGCTTTAAAACCATAATCCAAGAAACCCAATACCTGAGGTAAGGACATTCGCCATTTTGTAGCGAATTCTTTTACTAAACTAGTAGAAGTTCACGTTGTAATACAATCTTTAAAAGCGATTGCATTCATCTGTTCCGAATCAACAAAGAATTTCTTTGCGAACTCAAGAACAAGACGACGTTTACTAATAATAGATTTAGCAAGTCCTACTTCAACTCCAATTTCTTTTAAGAAATGAAGATAAGCAAGGGCAACTTTAGAATTGGCAATAATGATATCATCACCAAGGACAGCATAGTCCTGGAAATCAGAGTAACCTGCTCTTTTGGCAACAAACGCAACGATTGCGTGATGTGTCATCGCAAGCATTGCTCAAGATGATAACGCTCCCATAGGTTGTCCTACGCTATATTTTAACTTATAATCTATCTGCTTGGCTCCTTCTATCTTATTCCAATCTTTTTTAGAAAGGTGAAGATAGTAGAAACGCTCTACAAGCAAGTAACGTCACAGCTCTCCAAATTCCTTAGCAATGTCCGATATAGAACCTTTTAATGGGGACTTTCGTACCCAAAAAAGTTCAAATATAAGACTTACTATAGGAACCTGAAGGGCTATGGGCAACCTGTCCGTAGCAGCCGATAGATCTAAAGAATAAAAAGTAGTTTTTGGGACAAACCCTTTCGGTGAACCGAAATTATGGATAAGCCGGAGGATCGGAGCTGTCTGATTAAAGGTTCCATCTGTTTCAAATTTCTCTAGTATTCTAAAGATAATTTTATGCAGAGGTTCCATTATTCATTGAGTTCACGAATCCACCATAGCAAAAACCCGTATTTTTCCAGCAGCTTCAAACTTAAGACTTAACTTAGCAAGCATACCACGAGCAGGAGCGGTAATGACGTGTCTATCGAAACTGACCTCTTTTGAAGGTACAGATTTCTTCAAGAAACGTTCATCCCGTTCTAACTCTGTAGTATCTACAAGTGATCAAGTTTTACCCGAGTCACTCGAAATTAATCGATTGTCTAAGGTTTGACTAAAATCATATGTAACGATGCTAGAGAAATCTCTCGCAGGAATATGCTTTCTAAACACTGGGTCTCCGCTAGCCATCAACTTAATCCTTTCCACATAGAACTTGGCTCCTAAGAGAACTGAAAACTTTTCCAGTTTTTCTAAGGAAACCCTGTCTTGTAACCATAAATACGAACTAAGCCAAAGTGACGCTCAATGAGTCGACACAATGGTTTTGTACGCTTTAGGTAAGACAGTTTTAAGTAAACTAGATGTAGGGGAAGATGTTGAAATAGGGCGCAGGCGCACTGAAGGTATTTTGTCCTCGACAGACATCTTCTTAAACAGAAGACGTGACTGTCATTCCTTATTGACAAAGTCTGTTCATTCTTTGAGTGTAGAAGGTCTCAGATCAAAGGGAGCTGTAATTGTATTCAATTTAAGCTTTCCTTTAAAATCTAAGACTCTATACACACCAAACAAAGTCATCCAAAGCATTACAATGCTTTTGTCTGTCTTTGAATGGATTAAAGGACGAGAAACTCTGGGAATAAGTAGGGGACTACCATACCTATTACGCTTAGGGCGACAGTTTAGAGGTGATAGATCTTTAACCTTGTATCCTCCAATAGATTGTTGAAGGAGAACTTGGCAAGCTTTTAAGTATTGGGTTAAACCCTTCATACCATTATGCTTATAGAGTCTATAACATTTCTTACTGAAAAATACTACTTGCTTTACAATGCAAGAACTAATTCGAGGGCGAATTGCATAAATAGTCTTTAAAAAGATATTTATCAATCCACGTCCCGCATTTCTACGGAACAAATCATTAAACCTTTTTGAGGCTTTAGTGATAAGAGAAGAGAGGGTTTCCTCTCTTTTCGAATCCTTCCACCTCAAATGACCATCTG